ACCACTAACTTCATTAAACTTAACTTCAATCTTTTTAATTGACTTATTTTTAATTCCAACATCTCCTTTAACATCAACTGTCATGTCATCATTAATAACATACTCTCCTTTAATAGATACATTATCTTCTAACCATTGTTCAATCTCTTCTTTGGTTGTTAAAAATTGAGATTGATTTACTTGACTTTCACTTTCTAAAATCTGCCAATCTCTAAAACTCTTTATCATTATTATTTATTTATGTGCTTGTGGTGGTGTTGGCCACTCACGGCGAAAAAGAACGAGTTGTTGCTTAAATTCGCCATTAATATATCTATATATAATGTCTTTAATTACATAGTTTCCGCTGATTGTTTTATCCAAATTTATTGGTGTATCATCAGCTTTTAATGTCACTTCATCTTGTCCATCAACTGCAAGTGCTCCTTCTTCATCTCCAGGTTCATTGATATATTTTCTAGTCGCATCCTTTTTTATCACAATAATAACTGGAATTGGTTGCATTCGTCTCAAGTTAAAATTTAAGGTTTCAAGATTAACAACCAATGACATTTTATCTAAATGAACATTATTTTGAAAATTTGTAATTCGTGCTACATTAAATTTACCATGACAGTTTTCTCCGTCTTCTCCATATTGAATACCAAGCCATTTTGATTGAATTTGTGCAAGATATTCATTTTCTCCTGCACGTCCTTTCATTAATATTTTATTCTCTTCAGCACCTACGGTAGTCAAAGGATCACACAGAAAAGTTTCAGATGATTTTAAAAATCCATCATAGAATTTAGATTCTCTTCTATAACCATGTGTATTATTTATAGAAGCCGCAAAATTTTGTAACGAATATGATTGAATAAAAAAGTTTGTAGATGACATGTCATCCCAATTACTCAATATTACTTTACCTTGAAATTCAGCATTTGATGTATCTGGTCCAAAATCTTGAAATAATAATTCTCTACCCATAGATTCTTCTATGTCACTAGAATCTGTGAATAATGGATTCACATTAACAAAATTTAAAATATAATTTTGATCTATAAAGTATGTAAAAAAAGAATTTTCATCTTTCCATGCTGCATTAACTACATCAAAAATAAAATCATTTGTTCGTTCATATGAACATAGCCAAGTCTGTTCATCCGAAGTATCAACTTCATTTGATGCAAATCCAAGTTTCAAATCAGCCGCAACATTATGAACACAATTCATAGATGTTCCTTTTTTTGAAAAACTCTGCAATCTTAAATATCCAGGAATTTTTAATATCCCATTTACAACCATTGATTCATTTGTCAATTCACCTCCACCTGGACGTGGAAATACTTTAATGTTAGTTATTTCATAATCATTATGAATCGGTTTAAATAAATCATTCTTAGATCGTATCATTATACTCATAACATCTCCATCTTTAGGAAATGATGATGAATAAAAACTCTTATCGTTTATATCAAATGTTACTGTAATAGTAGGGATATATCCAGTAGATCGTAGTTCAAGTCCTGTAATTTGATCAGCATTAAACAGAGTTTTATTGATTTGAACAACAGGAAATGCACCACCAAATTGCTTTGAATATTTTACAGACGATGTTGGAGATCCGATCTGTGAAGCAGACCCAGTCTCAACATCCATTCCAGAAAGTTCATCCAATTCAATTGTTGGATCTGATAGTGTACGTATAAGTGTTTCTTCTGCCATTATTTAAGTCTGTTTTTAATCAGTTTCGCTATTAATTGTGCTTTAGAAAGTGGGTTTTCACATTCTTGTTTATTTTTACTAATATCAGGTCCGAAATATACTTTTCCACCTTTTATTGTTATTTCTCTATCTCCAGCTTCTGCTATATTTGGAGGTAAATTATTTTTAGATGGTACTCCAATACCCGATGCTTTTTCTTTTTGCATTTCACGACGTTTCTTTTCTTGTGCTGCAAGACGTGGATCTTGTTTAGCCTTCTTAGATACATCAATATATTGTTGTCTAACAGATTCTGCAATTTTATCCTGTTTACCTGTTGGGGCTAACTGATCATTCATATCATCCAATGATGGTATTAATAACCAATCATCGGGTCCGATAGAAAATGGATTTGATATTCCATTATATTTGAGTATCAAATCCCAGAATTCGCTTGATGAATATGCATTACGAGAAATCAAATCTGGTCTCATTGCCATGAAATCATTTACCTTAATCGCACCAATGATATAAGGATCGGTCTTATACCTAATTGATGGATATGTTAAATCTATTATATCCTCGTCATTAACGTCTTTAATGATTGGTTTTAATTCAAATATTGATAACATCTGTTAAAATCCTTTTTTTAATTTTGCCATTAATCGTCTTGAGCCGCCAACGTTTTTATCTAAAATATAGCTATCAAGAATCGACCAACTTACTTTATGTTCAGTACCCAGTTTCTTAAGTTTTTCTTGCATCTCTGGTTCTTTATAATTATCTTTAGTGAACCCGATAGAATATAAAGGAAGCAATTCTTTATTATCATTTAGCTCTTCTTCAAAATCACTAACTGGTGTGTCTTCTAAACGAATTTCACCTTTAATTTTTGTTGAAATTCCTTCTAGACTTGTCAACGATGTACAAAAAGCACAATCAAAGTAACCACCAACTGTCTCTGGAGCACCTTTAAGGCTTTTTAAAGAAGGACAATTGCTACAATCAAAATATCCATCTACTATTTCTGGAGCGCCTTCTAAACTTTCTAACAAATTGCAATCCTCACAAATAAAATGATCAGTAACTTTATTAAACTTAACTTCAAAACTTTTAATTGATTCGCTCGAATATTTAACCATAACACCACCATTGACATTAATGGTCATATCATCATTAATGATATATTCTCCTTTAATAGATACATTATCTTCTAACCATTGCTCAATCTCTTCTTTGATTGTTAAAAATTGAGATTGTTTAGTTTGATTTTCAAAAAGTTGCCAATCTTTAAAATTCTTTATCATGTTCCAGGTCCATATTTTTTTCCAGATCCTGCACTACGTGTAGGACTCATCAAATCTGCTAATTTATGTGCAACATGTGCAGAATCACTACCAGCCTGTCTTCCAGATCCTGCAACTGAATTAAATTCCTGTTCAGTACCTGTAAATAAACCAACTGTTGTAAATGTTGGTAACGATTTATATCCAGGTTTCCAAGAGTTATCATTTGTTGAGTTTCTTGTAGCAGAAGATGCATTTAACACATCTAATTTATTTTGTGGTGAATAATAAATTCTACCCTCACCTTGATTAAACATAGATTCAATATCACCTTTATCTCTAGGTCTTCCATGTTCCAGTGTAATCTCTACTGCTAATTCAGTTGGAAAATCATCTGCTCCAATTGTATCATTAAACTTAAATTTAGATTCAGTACAAATCAAATTACCAACTTTTGTAATTGGATTATATGGATTTCCAACAACCATGTGCCATTCTCCAATAGGTTCACCAGTAAGCAATGACTTAATTGAAACGATTGAAGGAGCTCTACCCTTTCCCATTTCAACCATTCCTAATTTAGCTGCACCAGCGGCTAAGCTTTTAAGAGCTGATATAGGGTCTTCTGCAAGTTTTCCTAACATATCCATTACTCCGTTCTTTGCATCTGAAACATACGAGCCAACTGCTTTTGCGAAAGCAACTGGCTCACCTCTATACCATGCATTCATACCATCTTTTCCACCAAGAAAAGGATATGTCGGTTTTTGTGGGAAATAACGATTAGCACCTCCCCAAAAAGCTGCATTATTATAAGTTAGTGAAAGTAAATTACCCATTAAATCAAGCATTGCTGCTTTAGGGTTTATATTCCCAATAGATTTTAAGCTATATTCAAATTTCAATGTTATCGCCTGTTTAAAATCAATACCACGATCTCTTTTAAACGTTTTTGAGATAACATTAACTGGTCCAAATACTCTATGTGCATAAGGACCATTATTATATGGGTCATATTGTGAATTGGCAGTAGCATGTGGTGTATTAACTTGACCAGTTAAAATACCCATAAATTTAGCAAATCCAGGAAGCGGTGAATCTTCATTTCCCTGTTCATTACCAGACACCGTATTAACTTCAGCATCTACTGCTTTCCAATTTATATTAACATTAAATGATAAAATATCAGATAATTGATTTCCAGTTGCTTCACCAAACCATGTTACAGCCTGAGCAATTGGAAAAAATTCATCTTGAACTTGAACATCAGTTGTTGATCGTTGATTTATTGGTGTATTAGGATCACCATTATAAGTAGATGGAACTGCTAAATTATCGAATGTTGGCGCTGGATAACGTCTAAGTGTTATCAACTGATTATTTGGAATCTTTCCAACATATTTACAATATAAAAAATCTGAATAACTATAAGGTTCCTTTTTTCTTAATGTAGAATCATTAACAAGATTTCCAATTGATGGATTTTTCGTTGCAGGTGGAGAAAATTGATTACCATCTACATCTTTCACCTTATTATATTCTCCTTGTAAAGTAGGAAATACAACAACAGCATAAGAATTAAATAACGAAGGAACTCCGTTTTGTACGTTAGGTGGAACACTTAACGAATCATTATTAATTGGATTGAATTCTATTTTGACTTTGCTTTCAAATGGAGTTTCTCCATCATTAGCAAATACTGATCCTACATATCCCATAAAGATATACTTTTATTTTATATATCTAAAAAAACTATCTTCTTTAAAGAAGATAGTTTTTTGATACGGTACATGTCGATTCATGACCGCCTAAACAGGTTTAAGATCTAAAATATTTTCACCATCCCATTTATCGTATATTTTTTTGAAATTTACAATCTCATCATACGGTGACATTATAACAGTGTTAGTCACATAAGTATATAACAACGGAAATAATTCTTCTTTGGTTCCTGAGAATTGTATAGTTGGATAATTCAAATCAGTTCCTATAACTTGATATGTTAAATTATTTAACTCAATAATATTAAGATAAATATCGTTGACCGTATCACGTTTCGTGACTCTAGTAACAGGTACAATCTTACGATTTTTATCGACTTCTAATGGAAGATCATGTAATGTAATATTCATATTTCCTGTATTTTTTCTGTATTTTTCCTTATTGAAAAATGATTCAAACGTTTCTATCATTTCTATTTTTTTATTTTTTTATTTGTGTAATTTACTACAATATATATATCTTTTATTTTTTTTTATTTGTGTAATTTACTACAATATATATCTTTTATTTTTTTTTATTTGTGTAATTTACTACAGTCTGCCCCCCCCCCAGCATCATGTATCTAAATGTAGTTGATGTTGCCATATCATAACGTTTTAATTAATTTGACTATGTAAATATAATTTGTTTTTTCTTAAAAAAGAATTGACATTGAAGAGCTTCTCTGCTATATGGGAAATGTATGAGAAATGTATGAGAAATGTATGAAGTACTAATAAGTTTTATAGGCGAGACGAAATTCAACATCATCATCTTCTTTGATGTATACTATTTCATATTTAAAATCGTTTTCTTCTGAAAAATCTAATAAGTTTTTCGGTAGTTTTTTGTTTATTTCTTCAACAATAAGTAGTACTCTATAAAAACGAATACTGCTATTGAAAGATTCTAATCTTTTTTTGACTTCATTATTTATCACATATGCAGAATGATCATCTAAACCAATAGTTGTTTCATAACCTAACAAATTAGCTATTTCTTTAATGTCTATTATTCCATACGTTCTTAAGAACGGAAATGCTTTTTTTAAGTCTTTTTTATTTCCTTTGGCTATCCAAATCTCCATAATGCTATTATCCCATCACTTGTTTCAAAGCTTCAGATGGTGTCATTCCAGCATCTATAAGCTTTTTAATTTCTGCTTGTGTACGAACTTCTTCCTTTTCAATTTCAAGTTCTTCTAATCGTTGACGGTCAGATTCTTTATTTCTCAATTGTATTTCATTTCCGTCTTTAATAGATTTAGCTATTCTTTCTATACGTTGAGCATATGTTTCATATTTAGTCCTTTTAAGTAAACCTGATTCTTTAGCCCATTGTCGTCTCTTAAATCTATTTGTTGTCATTATCTAAATATATTTTTCTGAATAAGTTTCATTACCGATGCTTGAAATATTGCATCTGTTATTTCATCAATATCTGATAGCGAATACAACATAAAGTTATCTGTTGAAAATTTAGTGCCTGTAATATCAATAGCATATACATACGTAACTTGATCTCTAATTGAGAGATCATCAATATATGTGATTTCCAATTCCTTTTTTGTTATGTTATTTATATATGCTTTAATAGCACTCAAATTAGTAGAGCTATCAACATCTATTGTAATTAATTCTTTATATCCATCATTAAGAATAGCACCAACTCTATCTAAAGTAGTATCTTCTTCTGTTGTATAGCAAAGTATTCCAATCTTATTTCCCATTAGTAGTTCTTTTCTTTTTGGTATATATATTTCGCAATTCTTTTGATATTGCATCCCTTAATAAAGAATTACTAACTTGATCAATAACATCATCTAAAATAACATCATCAACTCCTTCATAGTTATCTTTAATGACAGAGTATAACTCATTTGTTGGAAGTTGCACACTCAATTTCAAGTTTAAAATTTTAATCTTCTTTTTAGATTTTGAAAGTAATCCAATCACTGGATTATCATTCACTGGTGTAGAAGATTGTTGTTGAATAGGTGAAGTCGGTGCTTTTCCATTTGCCGCATCTGCTACAGATGCATATCCAAGTAATGCTGCATCCTCATGAGTCATGTCTTGTTCAATACTCATTGTCTGAGGTTGACCAGTAATCGGTTGTGGCATATTCAATGCTTCGCCTAACACATCGTTTGAATTTGTATGTTGCAATACCATATCTCCTAGAAATTCTGTATAAATTCTAGAGTCATCTTGAAATACAATCATTTCTCTGCCATCTGAACCAATTTCAAATTCTTTAAATTTACATATGTCTCCAAAACGTTCAGTTTTTATCCACTCAAATGTAGATTCAGTGAATATCTCTTCACGACTTTTTTCTACTTGTTTTGTCATGTTATTATCAATTGTTGAAATTGTTTCTGGTAATTCTTCATCCATTCCTGTTCGAAGTTCTGGTTCTTCCACTCTAAGTAATCCTCTCTGAACACCGTTAGAGCCAATATGAAATGACTTTCGTAATCTAGCCCATGATTTTCGTACACGATTCCGCATAGAATTCTAAAAATGTGATCTGTTCCTTTTACTTTCCAACATAAGTACGATGAGTTTGCAATCTGTTCTATACTATAAAGAATAGCTAGAGGTCTCCAACCATCTAGCTTTTCTTCAAGTATCATCGTCTTATTCAGACGGGGTTCTATTGCAAATGTATTATCCATTTGTTGGAGTTGGGCCTGCTGGTGCAGCAAAAGCCTTTATTGCTTTATTAACCAATTCAGCGTCATCCAATGAGAATGCACCTTTACTCTGAGCGATTTTTGCTGCATCAACTAAAACTTGTAATGCTTGTTGTTGAGTTAATGTTTCAGGAATTGCAGTTGGTCCTTGTGGTTGAACTGGCGCTTTAGTTGTTTGAGTTTCTTCTTGTTTTGTTTCTTTGATTTCTTTTGCTTTCATAATTATTATTTTTATTATTAAATTATACTATAATATACTTCTGTTTAAAAAAGTTCAGAGCTATTTACCCGTAATGGCTTTTATTACATTATCTCCTATTTTTTTTGCCGATTGTAAAGGCACCTTACCTATTTCAACCATAATAGTCACCATAAGATTAACAAGCGCTTTCATTATTTTTACATAACTTTCATTCATAGTTTATAGATTTTCATAATTACTAATTTCTATAAAAAATTATAAAGATTAAGTTTTTGTGGTAGAGGGACCATATGCTCCTCTATACAGTATGTTTAATGCAGCATTAAAGTCTGCATCTATAACATTACCACAACTTATGCATTCATAAATTTCACCTTTACGGCTTTCCTTATGAACACTGCCACACGTTGAACAAGTTTGACTTGTATGATGGGTTAACTTTCAGTATCTCGAAACCTTCGTTTTCTGAAAGCTCTCCCAGTTTCACAAACGTCTTGTCATATGACCAACGTTGCATCTTGTTCATTGTCTTCTTGTGTATCTTACCTGATGACTTATACTTTACATTCTTTAAATCTTCTATCACTACTACATCAGGCTGTTCTAATCTTACAAATTCTTTAACATAAAAATTGATTAAATCATTTCTTTCTATTAAAGCTTGTTTAAAATTCTTACTACCTTGTTTCTTTCTACTTATCTTATCATAAACACACTGAAGTTCAACTCCATAATGAACTCCGCTTGAGCTGCTTATAAGTTTCTTAAAACCAACATCTATACCTACAACTTTAGTTTGTTCTTTAACTTTAGTCTGTTCTTTTTTCCAAAACAAGTTAAAGTAAAACTGTCCTTTTTGTTTCTTAAGTTGTATTGTATTCTTTCTTGACCAATCGTTTAACTTAAACTGATTACTTTGTCTGTGATGTTTCAAAGGAACATTGATAGTTTTTGACCTTTTCTTTCCGCTTTGGAAATAAGGTGTTTTAAGTCTAATGAATTCATCAAAGTATTTATATTCTTGAGTTTTAGTATCAAGTAAGCGATCATCAACAGGAATAGAAAGGTTTTGTATGTTAATTTTAGGTATTCTTTTAATGAAGTTTATGTTAAGTTCCTTGAAACGTTTTGATGTAAAGGATTCATGAACCTCATTCTTTATGCATTTTGCATAAATGTATTTATATTTTTTAAATGTTTTGTCTCTAGTTTTCTTAATAAGTGACTTAACAGTTTCATTAGCTTGTTTATATGTAATTTGTTTCCATTGTGAATGACGTATGTCATTCATGGTAGGAAGTTCCTTGCTGCTCAAGAACGATTTTTGTGGAAGCTGGCTGTCAAGGATCATCAAGACATATGTTTGCAATAGATCTTTATAGTCAGAGTATAAAGTATCAAGCAAAACAGTTTTGTTTTGATTTGCAAATGATATGTTATGTTTAGATGTCCTTATCATCTTCCTTCAATTTTATTTATTATTTTTAAATACAAAACTTTTAATTAGTTTTAATAGCTGTTTATAAAACTTAAATTAATATATTATATTTTATCGGATAATCCGTACATATTGCATATATATCTTTCGGAATATCTCCAGTAGTTTCAGGCATTACAGCTATTGAATTAAAACATAATGATTTACCTGGATATGTCCAAAAATATCCATTCGATGTTAGTGTAAAATCATCTTCCTGATGCCAAAAAAATTTAATTCCATCATCTAAAAAATTTAAGCATTGTTTAGCAGATTCTAAATTCTTACAATGAAACCATGCAGTTTTACAATGAGTGAGAATCCATTTTTCGTTTATATCGTATGTCGGTTCATCATGACCAAGCATTAACTTATTGTTAATTACCCATAAATCAACTTCAACATCAAATCCAAATTCAATTGCTTTTTCTATTTGTTCAGGTGAATTTTCATCTAAACATGGTCCATTAATGTTTCCTCGATGTGCTATTATTTTCATCTTTATAATTTATAAATTTCGTCGAATTTTTATTCATATCCAATAATGAAGTTATTCGCTCATCATTTTCCAATTTCCATTTCATACTAATTGTAGATTGTACTTTTTTTATTCTATCTAATGCATAAAAATACTGATCTGATCCATCAACATCTAAATTTTTTCCAAATGGATTTAAGCCACAGTTAAATACTCTTGTACTAAAATCACTATGTTCTCCTCCATATAATCCATACTCTGTATTAAATCCTCCAATAGTTTCTATACATTTTTTTGATATGTATAACATAACACCATGTGGATTTTTATGAACTTTGATATTATAAAATGTTTCTTCATACTCTTCATATGAATATGATGCAGGTCTTCCTTCTCTAACGTTTTTAATGCGTATATGTGTAATATCCAATTTCTCAGAATATTCAGTTATCTGATCATCTATTTTTAAACAATATTTATATTTAACATAAGTATCTAAAATTTCATGATAGTTTAAGTCATCATACCATGTATATGAAAAATGATTACATCCAGACTCTTTAGCATTTTTAATATAAATATCTTCCCATCCCTTTTTAATTGGCCAGCAGTCATCATCAAATAAAAATAAATGATCACAGTCTTCTAAATATTCAATACATTTATTTTTTCCTTTTGCAATTCCTTGTTGTTTATCAAATCTATGAATATGTACTCCATCAATAACAACTGGAATCTCACTAGCATCATCTACAATAATTAACTTATCGAACGTAGAATATTTAATGATATTTGATACACATTCTTGTATTAAATCATTACGATTTCTAGTTGTTATTCCAATTCCTATTTTATTTGATGAATCCATCTTGTGCTCTTAACCAAAAATGTAATGATTCTTCATTAACATCTTCTGGAATTAAATTATATATTGCTCGTTTCCAATCTGTTCCATAAATTTCACCAAGACCTTTATACATATTAACTCTTGCTTCATTTACAAATTGTCCAACTTCTAATTTTTCTTCCGTTTGTTCCTTTTCTCTATATGATGTGAATGCTTGATGATAAATTCCTGCCATGTCACTAACATATAATCTCCATTTAGTTTGATGTAACTTTGTAGGAATGTCATAATCTAATCCCCATCCATAGAAAAATCTGTTATCCAATAAATCAGGAATCTCATCCCATGTTTCTTTCCTAATCATCGGACAAATTATTTCTGAAAAAGATTCTTTTCTGCAACCAGTAAGAGCCATTTTATTTTGTCTTACATGTGGTTGTGGAATATTGACTTGATATGGATTTATTTCACCACAATCTGGATTAGCTTTCATCTGTTGCCATAGAATCGTAGTATTGTCATAGTCATCAATAAACTTGGCATCATTAACAAAAAGATGATATGCTGAATATTCATATCCTTTTTGTTTTGCAGTAAAATCTGCATATTCTTTAAGAAGATTAAATCCTCTTGTCATTCTAACTCCTTCATTAACCCAAAGTGTCATATATTTTGAAACTTTTGCTAAATTAGATCCTGTCTCAATAACATGTAAATCATATTCAACACCTTTTGTTCTGGTTATTATTCCTTCACATAAACTATCGGTTAATGCAGGATTATTGTGTGATACTACTAATATTGCTATTTTTTCCATTTATTGTTGTATTTGTTTCATAATATTAATCATGTATATTTGATCTTTCATTACTTCTTCATTAGAATATTCATATAACTCTTTGATCTTCCATTAAATCTTTCCATTCAATATCAGTCAATATTGAATTTGACATATTCATATCGTGATTTCTCCAGAAAAATCTTGCGCCATGTGTTTTCATTTCTTCTTAATTAAAATTATTCCATCAAGTTTTATATTTAATTCATCGTCTGAATCAATATTGACTATATTATTCATATCATCATATATAATGACTTCGTCAATCATACATGTCAATTTTTCACATTCTTCATTACTTAAAAATGGTGATATAAACTTTCCATTTTTCTGAAAATTCTTAAAAATATTTATTGTTGAACTACTTCGGTCTTCATTTATCATAATTGGTTGACCATAACACGAAGGGTTTTTTATAGGATCCCAGTTACATGTATGTGTATCTTCAATGAAATATAAACCACCATCTTTCATCTTAGGAAATATCTCTGCAAAAGTTATTTGGTGATGATTCATGCAATGTCCACCATCATCTATAAGAAAATCTATTTCATTTCCAATTAAATTTCCAGCGTTAATCATATCTTGTTTACTAGATTGATTTGCTTGAATACATGTTATTTTATTAGTATTCCAATGAGAAAAATTATTAATATCAAGCATAAATAATTTTCCATTCACAAAATACTCATCCCATGCTTTCAATGATTGTCCAAAATCTATACCGATTTCTACAAATTTTATGTGTTGATCTCGATATGATTCAAAATATTTCTCATATACTGGTGTATAATTATGTTTAGCTCCAATAAGATTTCCCTTATCTGAATTAAAGCTGTTCATTATTTGTGTTAAATTTCTCATACAATTTCAAATTTTGGAATTGGAATTATAAATTTATTATCATAAAAATCTTGTAGTTTTTCAATAATTTCATCCTTAAAATTCCATGATAATATTATTATATAATCAGGATTAGTTTCACGAATTCTATCGATATGAACAATTGGAATACCTGTTCCAGGAGAAAATTTTCCAATTTTTTCAGGTGTTTCATCTGCAATATAATCTATATAAGTATGATCAATTCCAGCTGAATTCAATAATGTATTACCTTTTGCACTTGCAGCAAATGCAGCAATAGTTTTTCCCGATTTTTTAAGTTCTTTGATTTTATCTGAAAATGACAATATTGTATCATTTACTGTCACAGACCAATCTTCATATTTAGAATGATCATTATAATAACTGAAGTCTATCTCATGATCAAGATATTGCTGCACAGATTCATTTATTCCGATTTCATTTTCTTCATGGACGATTTTTACTCTAACAGTTCCTCCATGTATGTCAAATTTTTCAATATCATAGATTTTTAATCCAACTTTCTCACACATATATTTAACAGGATGAATTGCGAGATATGAATAATGTTCAAAATATACTGTGTCAAATTCTGTTCTATCTATTAAATCTACCAAATATGGAAATTCTAATACAAATGTACCAGATTTAGATAGAACTAATTTAATACCTCTAAGAAAGTTGATAGTATCATCAACATGTGCAAAAACATTTGTTGCTGTTATAAGATCAGCTTCACCATAATAACGTAGAACTTCTTTTGCCGTCCAAAAATTCCAAAATTTAGGTAAACATTTAACACCTGCAGATTCTGCAATTTTGCATAAATTTTCAGCAGGATCTATATTTAATCCTTTGCAGTGTAAAATATCTTGAAATTCTCTCAATAGTGCTCCATCATTACCAGCAATATCAATTACAAATGATTTTCCACTAAGTTTTAATTCTTTTTGTAATGAAACAGCCATATCATTACAATGATGTCTGTATCCTGCGTTTATAGATGAACGATATGTATAGTGTTTAAATAGTATTGAAGGATCGACATTCACCGATAATTGTGACATGCCGCATTTGTCACAATACATGACCTGCAATGGATAACGCATTGCATTTATTGCGTCCTCTTGTGTGTCCTCTAAATTATTTGCAAGAGGCATTTCACCAAGATCTAAATACATGAACAATTTGTCATTATTACAAGATCGGCATTCATATTTAAAAATATCATTTTCCATATTTCTGAATTACAATTTCTTTTTCTTTATTTAGTTTATCTGAACCAACATTATTTTGTGATTGTCCATCCCAAATAGTAGTTATTACAGTAATATCATTTGTTATGTTTGGCATTCCATGTTTTAAATACATCATTTTATAATAATCACAGTCAGTCAACATAAACAAATTCTCATCAAATAATGAAGTAGTATCTCGTTTCATTGTTAGTAAACTAGGCGAACCTATAGAATTAAATCCTAAATGAATATCATCTCTCCATGATGGTATAAGATGCCAATAAAATTCATTTGTATCTAATCGATGGTGATATGTAGAAGATAATGCCCATGCTTTATCTCCTAAATTACAAATCCTGTTGTTTAAACTCCATGGATGACTATAATAATCATCTTGAAGCATGAAATCTATAATATCTCCTGTCGCTTTATTTATGCAATTGTTCAAATTTGCAGAAATACAACCAACTTTATTTTCATTCTTATAATACCGAATATTGAATTTACTAGCCCAATGTTTATATAACATGTCAAATAACACAGTATCATCAGAGTGGTCAGATATCACAATCTCATCTGGTTGTTTTGATTGTAAATATACAGATGATAATAATTTATGTAGATAATGACTACCTTTACCTTTCATTCCATATACAGGAATGCATATTGAAACTTTACTCATATTTATCTCCCTTTACACATGGAGTTTTTACTACAACTGTAATTGAATCAGTTAATGATTCAAAATCAGTATACTCTCCAGGTTCTATTTCTATTATAGATCCTTTTTTATAAAGTATATTATTCATTGATACAGTTCCACTTACAATAATAGTATATTCAGTTGCTATTTTATGAACATGCATCTTTTCATAATCACCAGCTTTATATTCTTTTATTGCTACTTCGAAGTCTTTAGTTTTTAAAATAGATGGGTCAAAATCTCCAACGAACCATCCTTTAGTGAAATTTTCTATATTATGTATTTTCATATTTGTGGTATTTCAAGTAACTTACCATTTTTATCGAAGAAACCTACAGTAAATTGTTTAGGATTTTGTCTATAAAGTTGAAATCTTATTGTATCATCAATGTGTATTCTATCGAGGATATTATAATCTCTTAAATAGTAATTTATAAATCGTTCATGCCAATTATTAAGTTGAAAATTATTGGAATCAACATATGAATCTATATGATCGAAAAAATTAGCATAATCTTGAATATCATCAGGTGTTCCTTTATAAAACATATCAGTCACGCTCTTTCTTTTAAAATCAGGAAAATAAGTAGTTGCTGGAAATATGAATTTATTTGTAGTTAAATCAATTTCTGATAATAAATATAAATCTGGTCGAGTTCGCACAATAAGATCATAATCATCACATGCTTTCACTTGTTTTATATTATTCTTTAACAAGTTAAATTGGCTCTTAAAATCAGAAACTCTTCCAAAATTATTTGATTCAAAATGACGATATGATTCATTACTAAAATCAGTAGTTTCTAATATTTGAATCATATCGGTATTATATACTCTTTTTATATCATCGATACATGTGGGTGTTTTATCATTCAAATATCCAGTATTACATGATGATATAGGGTGAATAGTATCATATGTTGTAACAAATACATCATTATTTGTAATAAGTTTCTTAAAAAACTCATTATTTGCACAATACTCAAAATTTCTAAGATGTCCTACTATGCTAATTGCTACTTTCATTATATAGTTTTTGAAATTTCATTACTAAGAAATGTATTAAGATCTTCTGGTGTTCCTATTCCCCACATTTTCTTAATATCAAATGTTTTGAATTTTTGACCTGAATTTATCGCTTCATTATATACTGGAGCAACATAAAATTCTCCGTTTACACGAATATTCTTTTCAATCATTTGTTCTGCATATTTAACATAGTCAGATCCCTTTGACCAATAGTATACTCCAACAGTAGCAATATCGGAAATTGGTTCTTTTTCTGCAATTCGTTCAACAAATCCAGTTTCATCTAATTTTGCAAATGACCATTTTGGATGTGTTGATTTGAATGTAAGTATTCCACCGTCGATAGCATCTGCTCCCATAGAATACATAAATTCATTCGAATCCCATTCAATAAATTGATCAGAATTTGCAATAAGTAATGGTTGATCGTTATTTATATATTCTTTCGCTAAAAGTGTAGTACAAGCTGCGCCTTCTGTTAAACCGTCAACTTGTACTATTTCACAATTAGGAGAAATCAAATTAAGAAGTGTCTTTAAATGATATTTTTCATAATGTGATTTTTGAACAATAAATACATGCTGTGCATCTATATTCAAATTATCTATTACGACTTGTATCATTGGTTTTCCTTTAACATCAATAAGAGGTTTTGGAAACGTGTAGCCATGTTCTAAAAATCTAGAACCAGCACCAGCCATTGGAATTAATACTTTCATTTTACCGCCTTGCCATTTTGGATTAATATCTTTTCGAGAATTATGAACATTTAAGTGCTCATTTATTTTCTCATATGTTACATCTTTACTATCAATAACTGGACATACAAATGCTCCACTATTATGAGCAGCTTTACGACCGATATGTGAATCTTCAATTACTAAAGTTTCTTTTGGAGAAACACCAGCTTTCACCATACATCGTAAATAAATTTCAGCATTTGGTTTTGGAAATTTTACATCTTGATTAGAATAATAAAAATCAAAATACTCAGCGAATCCTTTTCTGATTAACATCATTTTAACAGTCTCTCTAATAGAGTTAGAAGCTACACATAATGTATAGCCATCAGATTTTAATTTTTGTAAAACTGTTCTTAATGCATGGTCATAAGTAAACTCGTTAATAATATCTAAAGTCATTTCCTGTTTACCTTTCCATACAGTATCATGCATGTCCTCAGGTAAACCTTTTGACTCAGATAATAATTCCAATTTCTTTGTTGTATTAAGGCCGTCATACATGCTCAAATGTTCCTCACGACCTATTACATACTTTTCATCTATGTTTCTAAGAGCTCTATTAAGAGATTCATAATGAATTTCTTTTGCATCTACTAAAACCCCATCGAGATCAAATATTATTAGTTTTATCATATGCTAACTTTAATTTTTGTTGTATTTTCAAAAATTTCAGATTCTTCTAAAATTGTAAATTCCAAAGAATCAAATCCTTCTATTATTTTTCCATCTTTAACATAATCACTGAATGAATGTAAACGTTCTAAAATACCCTGATATAAAGTTGGATCAATGTGTCTGTCATGAGCCAAAGATTGAAACCTACATGGTTTTCTGCTTATTTTAATACCCATTGCTATACATCTCAAATATAAATCATCATCTTCACCACCATATCCCCAATATTGATTTGAGAAACCATTTATTTTTTTGAATGATTCTTTATCGAATAGTGTTACTCCACCAAAATACGTTTCATATGGAAGTTTGTAATCAAATTGCTCTGCTTCAGCAGCCAAATGTGTAGGATTTGGACAATAGCTATAATCAGAATTTATAGCCAACATATCAACATCATGAAAAATAAAATAATCATAATCAAAAAATTGTTTAACTCCAATATTCAACAGTTTTGCTCTATTGAATGGAGTTCCATCTTCTTGTTCAATTATTGCAACATGAAAATCTATATTTTGATCTTTTAATGTTTTGTTTATATGTGGTAGAAATTTTTCTAAGTGTTCTGCGCGATCTCTATACGGAACAACTATACATAATTTTTTATTTGTCATAGGAATAATAAATCAAATGATATTTCTAAAGTTTTACTCAAATCTCCATTTGGAGATATTTTTGCTATTCGTTGTGAATAATCAGTTTCAACAACTAATGACTCAATGTCATTAACTATTACAATATCACCAACTTTTATAGGTAACATTTTAATCTCTCCAATTACTTCTCGTAATGCATTTTTCCAATGTGCTGGTATATAATTAAAAGTTTCTATAAATTTGGAGCTATCTAAATATGAATTTTTGGGTCTAACTAATTTAGATTTCCATGCGTCAGTAGTTATCCCATTAACTATTATAGATATTCTACATTGATAAAAAATTTCTTCTGCAAAATCTTTCCATGTTGTCTTACCTAATCCAGTAAAATGATACACTCCAGATTTTTCTTTGTCTAAATCTTTTATGACAGAATCAATAGCTCTACATAATTCTTTAATAGATGTTGGTGATCCAGTCTGATCAGATACGACAGAAACTTCAGAACGTTCTTGTGCAAGTTTTAACATTGTAGTGTAAAAATTCTTAGAACCGTTTCTATAAATCCATGAAGTTCTTATTATGTAATACCAATCATGGTTTTCTGCAATTAAAGTTTCACCCAATAGCTTTGATTTTCCATATATATTTAATGGTAAAGTTTCATCATCAGTCAAATATGAAGTTTCTTTTTTTCCATCAAATACATAATCAGTACTTATATGTATTAGTGGTATATTTAATTCATGACAAACTATAGCTAAATTTTTAGGTCCTATAGAATTTATAGCATAAGCTGAATCTTCATCATCTTCTGCACCTTCTACATTTGTATATGCTGCCAGATTAAGAACACAATTTGCATCCTTTAATTGTTTTCTTACTCTATTTATATTAGTAATGTCTAATTCACTTCTACTAAGAAATACACATTCCCAGTCAAGTAGATCAGACATCATATATTCAGTAGCAGTTTGACTATCACCGCCAGTTATTATAAGCTTTTTATTTTCCATTCAAATAATTATTACTATACGTTTTAAACATTTGAACAATGTCTGGTTGTTCCCAACCTAAAAATTTTGGATTCTGTTCATACATTTCTAATTCAGCAAGAGATTCTGAATTTCCAACTTGAACTTGAACAATAAATGGAATTTTAATTTGTTCTTCATCTATTTGACGTCTAGACTTTTGGAATTCAGCCTGAAATAATGAAGTATATTCACTGGGAGATAATCCCTTAGGGGGTTCAAATGAAGACAACGCAGTTCTAGAATTTTCATCCTTTAATATTTGCTTGTCACTATCAGGCAATTCATAAAGTTTAAATCCTCTGATCTCTCCAAATGAACCATTATCAAAAAAGTAAAAACCTTCGTCTATCATAATTTGTTATATGATAGATACATAAAAGTTCTTATACTAAACATATAATTGCCACTATACATGACACAAGTGAAATCACATTTTACTTCCTTTGTTTTCATAAAAAAATAAAGGCTCCAACCATTAAGATTGAAGCCTTTGAGTAGTTGTTATACAGTCGTTCTGTTGCTATTATATTTAGCTTGTTTTTGTCTTTCAGCTTCCCAATCTATACGTGGTGCGATATTTTGAAGATCTAGATCTTTTTTAAATAAAAGATCACTGATACTTATTTGAATATCTAAACGTTGACGTTCACTTAAATTTTCAATGTCTGGATCATCAGGATGAGAACATACATATGTTACATCATTAAAGAAATCATATGCATTTATTCCACTATCTGCACTTGTTTGCCACAATTTTGATTGATCTGAAATCATTGCTCCATATGCTCTGTTTATAGGAGTATCATCAAACCATTTTTTAAGAATTGTTGCATGTTCTTCTTCATCAAACATATTTCTATATTTTAGAAATTCAGCAACAGAAATATTATTTCTTGATAGATGTTGAACTGATTCAATTAACATATCTTCATGATTATCAGATTCCAATGTAATTTCTCTTTCAAGAATTTTTGCAATCTTATTCATGTTGAATTTATTGTTTGAAACGTTTGATTTAAAACCAAATTGTTTAGTTGTATTTCCATTTGAACATGAAAGACGTTCAAAGAAAGGTTGAATCTGGAACATCATTCTATTCCACACAATTTGCTTTCCTGCTTTCCAAATATCGGTACCAGTTCCAAAAATATCAATCTCATTATCGTTATCGATTAGTGTAACAAGAATTTCATCTTTGTCAGGTAAAAATAATGTTTCTTTAACGGAAAGATCTTTTCCAGTAGAAACAATAGAGTCAATAACTTCTCCAAAGATTTCATCAATTTCAAGAATACCAGTCGTTTTGGGCGCAGCCATATATATTTCATCAATAGTTCCTTTATCAGAACCTTCTTGAATTTGACGACCATAAATAACTTGATTAATGCTGGTAGCTTTTAATTTATCTTTTACCAATTCCCAATCTGCATGTGTCATTTTTTCTCCCATCTCTAAGAATCCTGCTTTTACTTGGAATTTAGAAAGAATTTTCTTTACCGCATCTTCTGTTAACGGATCACCATTGTAAAATATTCCATTGTCGGTAATATCAATATCCCCAATAGTGAATGTTATGTTTTGACGTTTTGCCATTTCAGCATTAACTTCAGCTCTAAATTTTTCCAATGTAGCTAAAGTATTTGTTGTGTTATTACTCATATATTAAAAATTTAATTATTAACATTATACGTATTCAAATCTCTTTCTTTTTCGGATGCATTATTCCAATCTTCTTTTGTAAATAATTTTCCCGTTTTTCCTATAACCATATCATGCATTACAATAATATCGATCACATCATCAGGTACAAGATTTAATGCTAATTGATTAGGATTTGGATCATGAACAATATTTAGATCAGTATCTACAATAACTGCATGTGTAACATCTGAAAATGTTTGACTTGGTACAGATGCATAAAAATATCCATTGTACCCTCCGTCAAACTTTACAACTCTTTGTAGAAATTCAGTTGTTTCATGTCTAGATTTATTTATTGGACATGCATCAAATCCTCTATTATGTAAAAAAACCAATAACTGTTTTATCGAATCCAGAACCTGATGGATATGATATAAAATTTGGAACATCTTCTAATTCTAAATCAAGTAATGATGCAATTGCTGCTTGCATACAATTACCGTTTCCTTTATTAACTACAGTTTGAAAAATTTTTTTCATTTATTTGAGATTTGAAAATAAATAACACATATTTAAGAAAATGAAAATAACATGTCTAATGCGTCTTTCCATGGAGATTCATAAGTCTGATCAGATATATAAAATAAAATTATTTAATCATGCATCATGTAATATATAAAATAACAAATATTATAAATAATAAAATTTATATAGGAGCACATTCTACTAAAAATATTAATGATAAATACATGGGATCTGGAATTTTAATTAAAAAAGCGATTAAAAAATATGGTGTAAAAAATTTCACAAAAGAAATTTTATTCATATTTGATGATGCAGAATCAATGTATATAAAAGAAGCTGAATTAGTAAATATTGAATTTATAAACAGTAATTATACATATAATATAGGTTTAGGTGGCTATGGTGGTGATATGATTTCGCAACATCCAGATATATTAAATATAAAAAATAAAATTTCTATAACATCGAAGCAACAATGGAAAGATGGTAAACATAGAAATCATCATATTAAAATATCAGGAAATAAAAATGGTAGATATAATGGAAATGGTACAACTGAAAATACAATCTTAAAATTAAAATCCAAGAAAACACATATATGGACTGATGATGAGAAACTATTACATTCTGTAAAAATAAAAAATTCATGGACAGCTGATCGTAAAAAACAATGGTCTAAAAAACAAATTGGTGAAAATAATACTTTTTATGGTAAAACTCACTCTGATGAATCTAAACAAAAAATATCTACATCTTCTAAAAATAGAACGGTTAGTAATGACACAAAAAATAAAATAAGTAATACATTATTTAATATTAAACGATCAGATTCATTTAAAGATAAACATAAATGTAATAAAAATGGAAGAGCTAAAAAATTCATATTAATAAGCCCTTCCAATGAACAATTTTTCGCGCATGGTAATATTAATGAAGTATTAAAACAATTAAATCTAAGTAAAACTTTAATATTTAAGTTTAAAAATAAAGGCGTTGTAAATACTACATCTAATGGTATAAAAAATAAATATAAAGATATTCATAGAAATACACAAGGTTGGTATTTCTATGATGTATCATATTATGAAAAAATAAATAAATCACTTAACTGATATTTCCAATATGATTGTGAATTAGAAATATCATTGCTTTGTAATATGTTATCTATCTTCTCTATATAATTTAATGTTTCGTCAGTTAAAAATAATCCGTTTTCATTAAAATCAAACAAAGGTTTCTTTAATTCCATTTTTATAGAATCCCTTAATTGTGAATCAAGAATCTTTTGTACAATGTCAAAATGTCTTTCATAGTAATGAATATTATCTGCACAATGATAATACATTCCTAGTTTTAATTCTGGATATATTTTTTTTAAACACATATACATATTTTGATGTATTAATGCAAACCATCCAGCGTCGTATGTGAGCCCGAAAAAAATATCATTTGAACGCATTTGAACTTTCATATCTAAATGATCTTTATTTATGAAAAAATTCATATACATTGTGCATACAAAATCTTTATTACCTTTGTATTGAAACATGGGTTGATTATAAAAAGCAATGGCTTGTCGCGTATCTTTATCAATTACCAATGATTCATATACCCATTCTAATTGATTCACTCCATGCCCATCTATGCCTCCTGCACCATTAAACATTAAGTTACCGTAATTAGAATTAGCTTTATTGTCATCACAAATATTCTTCCAGAATGATGAGAAGTTATTTATGAAATCAATATTTGGACTTGCTTTAAAATACCATGCAAGTTCACCTGCAAAATATTTGTAATTAAATGGACGTACTTCAAAATCCATTATTGGGAAAAGTGGATCAATGTCTAATGTTGCTAAATTTGCTCCTTTACATTGAAATCCTCGTGGTTTTGTCACATTACCAGCAACATCAAGATCTTCAATCAATTGAAAAACTTGTGTGTTAATGTGATTAAATTCTATGTTTTTACTCATATGCTTAAAAATTTATTTACTTCATCTGTTATTGTAGACATTGATCGGTATTGGCCGTGACCATCTGTAACATCTATCAAAAGTTTATTTGAAATTTTACTATTTGAATATGCTTTGAAAAATGCTTCTTTCTCTCTCACTTTACTTTCAATGTCAGATGCAAAAGATTCACCGTCATCTCTGTCACATAAAAATTTTGCTGGTGCTACAAGTAATACCATATAGACAGTAGGATTTTCAACAAACTCAAATTTTGTTTCTAAATCCATTACCCATTCTTCGGGTTTGGTATCTCTATATAATTTTCCATATACAAATTCACCCAAATGAGCTCTATTCCAGATTAAAAGATTGTTTGGATTGTCATCCAAAAACATTAAATTAGATGCGATAGAAAATTCCTTTTCAAAAAATTGTTCTTGAAATTCTCGTTTCTCTTCATCGGTATTTCCTTTTGGTTTATCCCAATGTCTAACGGCATAATTAGATCTAGTTGCAATAAGATTTTTTATTAAAGTATCTTTACCGCAACGATCCAATCCTTCAATTATAAGTAGTTTCATAATTACTAATTTCTATAAAAAATTATAAAGATTAAGTTTTTGTGGTAGAGGGACCATATGCTCCTCTATGCAGTATATTTAATGCAGCATTATAGTCTGCATCTATAACATTACACAACTTACACATTCATAAAGTTCACCTTTACGGCTTTCCTTATGAACACTGCCACACGTTGAACAAGTTTGACTTGTATGATGGGTTAACTTTCAGTATCTCGAAACCTTCGTTTTCTGAAAGTTCTCCCAGTTTCACAAACGTCTTATCATACGACCAACGTTGCATCTTGTTCATCGTCTTTTTGTGTATCTTACCTGATGTATTGTGTTTAACATTTTTAAATCTTCAATCAGTACTACATCAGGTTGTTCTGTCTTTACAAATTCTTTAACATAAAAATTGATTAAATCATTTCTTTCTATTAAAGCTACTCAAGAACGATTTTTGTGGAAGTTGGTTGTCAAGGATCATCAAGACAAAGTATCAAGCAAAACAGTTTTGTTTTGATTTGCAAATGATATGTTATGTTTAGATGTCCTTATCATCTTCCTTCAATTTTACTTATTTATATATCGAAACTTTTAATAACTGTTTATAAAAACTTAAATTAATATATTATATTTTTAAAATAATGGAGTTGATGGTTTTATATGAGTTTTAGTTATAGTTTCGACTTCACTCATAAAAATGTCACAAGATAATTCAGGTTTATCAACACAGAAATCTCCAAAATTAAAAGTTGACGGTGGTAACTTTGCAAAAATATCTTTTCGTTGTTCTTCAATCCAACGTTGTCTAATATTTGTGTCCTTTAACTTTTCAACTTTTTCTTTTAATTCTTGTTCATTACTGAAATAATACTCATCTGATTCTAATGTAATATGATTAGAATCACATTTACTATATACAAGAATAGGTGTTCTTGCAACAACTGCATCGTATGCTGTTTTTCCGATATAGCGACTTATAGATTGTCCTTTACCAATAAATACATATGCTAAATAATTGTGTAAAAAATCAAAATATTCATTAGAATCTCCTTCAATATATCCTTCTTCAATATCAATATTTGGTTTATCTGAAAGTTTACTTAAATTGTTCGTACCTTTTCCAAATATCTTTAATGGAACATTATGTTTATTTTCTTTGAATAAAGTTGAAAATGCTTTTGTTCTAGCAGTATTTACAGTGTCAAAAAATCCCAAATAACATAAACTTGGTTTAATATTATTTGATATGACTGATCCATATTCATCCTCATAACGAGATTCAAATCTTTTGAAATTTTTTCTTATTAGAAAGAAAATATCATCTGAAACATATACTGTATTATCGACAAATAATTGACGAGATGCCATTCTATATTCTTCAGGTTCTCTATCATATAATGTTTCAGCTACCCAATCACATGCATCTTTTGATCCATTTGCGAACCAATATATATTATTGTAATTCCATTCTTTCCATGACACTAAATCTTCTGCTTTAGCAACATTCACAAGATCTTTCATAAATGCATTATCAGGTTTACCTTCAGCTCTGGCAATTGCTCCAGCGTCTAAGCGTTGTTTAGACATTAATCGGTAATCTCTAACTTTTATTTCAGAATCATTAATTCTAATAAAAACCGGGATTTTCAATGTATTAGTACATGTAGAAATGATTTTATACATTAACACTATATTATCATTAAGATAACCTCCAAAGAAGTTAGAATGTCCTGGATATGTAACTATGCTACTTAGATTTTCAAGTTTATGAAAATCATGTTCTCCAAATACATTAATTATTTTATGAGGAAATGTGTATACTGAAGAAGCTTGTTTTTGAATTCGTTTTGTTACTGAAGGATTTACTGTTAGGATGTAAAAATTACAATCATTTGAATTTTTATCATATAAGTTAGATAAAAATTTTATTTCAGATTTAATTGTTCCACCACGGGTAGGATCTCCAAATATTAATACTCCAATGTTTTTCATATATTATTACTTTTATATCCATTAAGTATAGCATATATTTTAGTAATACTATACCCATATTTTTCTTTTATATCATTCAATTTCATTTTGTTTTTATTTCTCATTTCATATATTTCTTTTTGTATATTCAACGGTACTTTAATAGTATGTGAATCTTTCATTTTTTGTTTAGATTCATCAGAATGTGTTTTTCCAAAAAATGGATTTTTTTCACCTTTTACTGATTCACTAATATTTAATTTATGTTCATCTGTTAAAGAAATACCCGTTAATTTTTCTCTACTTAACCTGTATTTTTCACTATTAGATAATCCAACTGATATATTTTGTTTATGAATATCCGATAGATGTTTTCCTTTTAATGATTTACTAATATTTAAACATCTATCTTTATCATGTTTTCTACCATATAATGATTTACCAATATTTAATTTATGTTGCTCTGATAATTTTACACCAAATGGATGTCCACCATCTCCTCCACTACTTATATTATATCCAATATCTCTATTCGTCGAATTATAATATTTTATCCAAAAACGTTCTAATTCATTAAGTTTATTTCTATCATCACATTCTTCAATAATATCCTTTTTGAAATTTTCAATTCCATATTTATTATATGCTAATAACAATATTTTACCAGAACCCATATAAGTATTATTCTTATCTGGTACAACTCTTTTGCCTATATAAATTTTATTATTAATACAGTTTGTTATCTTATAAATATACATTTTTTATTTTATATATATCTACTATTTTTCTATTTCTGAATTAAAATAAAAATTTAACATGGGGAAAAAATGAAATTTAGTTTAGACTTCCGAAAATAGCTTATGTTCAATATCGCGGCGTTTAGCAAGGCCCGGGAATCTATCATTTATTCCCAATGTTTTTAATTTTTCAGTAGCAGCATCAACATCACCATGTTTAAATGTTTGCATAAAATCACTATTTCTCAATCCTTGAACACCCATATTATATGCAAGAGATACAAAAACATCAAATTGTTTTTGTGTTACATTTAGTTTAAATCCTTTAGCAGCCCATTGTTTAAACATACGTTTTACACCAGCTTCAGCTACATCAACATCTTGTTTAAATAATTTATCTGCTTCAACTTTAGTTATAGTATCTCCAACTTGATATGTTGATTTTGATTCAGGTTCTGCATGTCCATATCCAATAGTTATCATTCCATCACATATTTTATAAGCATCGGATCTGAAACTCTCATAATGTTTTATATGTTCTAATCCATCTTTTGAAATAGTAAGAGTTTGAGGGTCTTTTACATCTTTTTGTATTTCAGATATTTCATCCTTTACAATAGATTTCTCAAATGATGTAAGTGTGGTATTTGTATTTATTATACTGTCAGCTTTAGTTGCAGGATAGATTGTAAGTAATCCAATAACAAGTGCTTTAGCTGCTCTTTTTTTATTCTTAGAAAAATGCAAATCTTTTACAAGTGTTTTAAAGTTAATACTCTCTAATAATTCTTGTTCATTTTGTTCATTTATGAACGAATTGTAGTCTACAATATACATAATTTCTAAAAAGTTTTATAATTTTGTGAAAATATCATACTCAGTATTACGACGTGGTTTAAGTCCATAAAATTTTGGATTTGTTCCAACAGTTTTTAATTTTTCAGCTGCATCATTCATATCTCCTTTTTTTACAGCTTGTATAAAATCACTGGTTCGTAATCCTTGTATTCCCATGTTAAAAGCAAGTGATACTAAAACATCATATTGATTTTGTGTGATATTCATTTTAATTCCTTTTGCTTTCCACTCTTTGAATATTCTTCTAACACCCTTTGCAGCTATATTTACATCTTTTATAAATAACTTATTTGCATCTGCTTTTGACATTTTATCTCCAACTTGATATGTTGAAGTTTTTTCAGGCTCAGCATGTCCATATCCGATTGTTATCTTTCCATCTCCTAAATTATATGCTGTTTCTTTATATGTTTCATATTTTCTAATATGATCCCAACCATTCTGTGACATTCTAAGAGTTGTAGGATCTTTAATTTCATCTTTAACTTCTTCTAATACATCTTCAATTATAACTTTTTCTGTAGGAGTAATAGTTTTATCGTTTGTTATAATAGCATTAACTTTACTAATAGAATATATAGATAATAATCCTATTGCAAGCATTTTTGCAATCTTCTTCTTATTTTTTGCAGCATGTAATTCTTGCAATAATTCTCTAAAATTTATGCTTTCTAATAATTCTTCATCGCGAAGTTGTTGTTCATTTATGAATGAATCGTAATTTAAAAATAAATCCCATTAATTATTCATTGTTTTCATTTCAGTTTCTACAGAATCGCCTGATGTAATTCCCAATACATTAGTTGCAGTAGTATAATCTTTTCCATCGGGAATCATATTCTTAACAATTTTCATCACAGCTTTTTTACCTTTAATAAATGATTTATTTGATATTATTGCCATGACACTATTTTTCTGTAAATCATCTACATTATTTGTTCCAACTAATGCTTTAAGCATCTCTGGACTTGTTGTACCTGTTATCTGAAACAATCCAGCACCTCCTGATAAATCTGCAAGTTTAGTGAGTGAAATACTAAAATCCTTAGATTCATCTCCATCAACACCCATTTTACAAAAAAATGTACTCTCATTCTTAACTGACTTGGGATCTAAAACTGTTAAACTTTTAGTTCCTTGAGTGTTTAACACATTTTGCAAAGCTTTATTTAATAATTCAGAATTTTGAAAAAGTCCTGCAATATGTTTCATAAATTTTCCAAACAAGTCTCCTAAAAAACCTTCATTTAATAAATCATCTTTAAATTCATAATATGTTTTCATAATTTAAAATCCTTTTTTTTAATTTTGCCATTGATCGTCTTGAGCCGCCAATATTTTTATATCTTCTTTAGTTGTTAAAAACTGTGTTTGATTTACTTGACTTTCACTTTCTAAAAGCCGCAAATCTTTAAAATTCTTTATCGTTATAGTGTTATTTTGCATTTTTAAAATCTGAAGATCCTTTAAGTTCATCTTTAATATTACTCCATAATGTTTTAAACGTTAGAGGTTCTTCAATACTCATTGAAATTAAATCAACAACATGATTCAATGTACGATCATCCATTTTACCCTCTTTATCTGAGAATAAATAAATATAGAATAAACATTGAGCTACTGTTTGATTTGCTCTATGTATGCTTTTCTTTTCAGAATAATGTGTTATGTAATAAGGAACTATATAACCAGCAACTTTGATAAAATTGTCTGCCAATTTTTTAGTTTCCTCTTCATCAATAAGATCAATTTTAAATTTATCATTTACAGCTGGTAAATAAGAATATTTTTTACGATTCTCTTCAGATTCATTATTAAATTTTTCAATATTCTCATCCATTGATTGCATAATCAATTCAAAATTATCCTTATTATTGAAATATTTACGAGATGCATCTTTTATCGCAACTTCTTTTTCTTTTGTATCTGGATATTCTTTCTTAGTTTCTACTGGAATAGACTCTGGTTTTTTATCTAATATTTCTTCAGCATGTTCAGGTGCAATTTCTTCTGAATAATCTTCAGATTCTAATTTTTCAACATTATGAAATAATTCCTTTGAAATATCTTCAAATGGTTTATCAGAACCAACTAATAATTTTTGTAATTCACGAAGAATTTCAATAGGAGCTACTTTTTGTTTGTGTCTATTAGTTTTTTCATCTACCTTTCTAATCAAATCCCCACATTTCATTGCAGTATTTTTCAATGTCTTTTCATCAAGAGTTACTTTATCACTCTTCTCTGCTCGTGTATTAACATATGAAATTACAACTCCAATAAATCTTGCACGTTGATCTCTATCTAATAATTTTCTAAAATATCCGTCTGCTTGTATATCTTGGTTTAATTGATCAGATAATTTTCTAAAATCCGGAAGATTTTGTTTAAGTTTATCTTCATTTGCTTTTAATTTAGCATCAATGTTTTTTTCTTCTTTTTCATATTTACTTTTAATTTCATCGGCTTCATCTTCATCAAATACACCTGCAAATTCAGTTAACATTGCTTTTTTAACTTTCAATTTTTTCTGATTTATAAGTATACGCACAAGTTCTCTATAATCTTGATCATCTGAAGCAATAATATCCATTCGTTCTTCAATATCATTAGACATACGACTATAATATCCAGTACGTATTTTAGATCTAATATCTTTTCGATCTTTTTCTTTACCGAATTCAGCACGTGTTTCCTGCATCAATTCATCTTCATATTGATCAGCCAATTTATGTAATTTTCTAGCAGTAGGAGAAAAATTACGTTTTAACCAACCCCAAATTGATCCCCAAAAACCCTCATCAAGACGACCAGTTTCATCCATCCATTTATATATAGATGCTGCAACTTCATCATCATTAATGTCTATTAATTCAGATTCAATCAAATATTTATATTTTTTAAATTCTTCAATTTTCATAATTTAAAATCCTTTTTTTAATTTTGCCATTGATCGTCTTGAGCCGCCAATGTTTTTATCTAAAATATAGCTATCAAGAATCGACCAACTTACTTTATGTTCAACACCCAACTTCTTGAGTTTTTC